TCATTAAAAGTATTAGGAATTTAAAACTTCCACTTATTGTATGCCGTTCTAAATCAGGCGGTGCTCACGTATTTTTATTTACCAAAGAATTAATTCCAGCATCTTTAATGCAATCTAAATTAAAAAAGATTGCTAAAACTTTAGGACATGAAGGTTGTGAAATCTTCCCTAAACAAACAGAAATACTTGTGGAACGTGGGGACACAGGTAATTTCTTAAACTTACCCTACTTTAATGGAATGGAAGGACTGCGATATGCTTTCAACGATAATGGCTCCGCTGCTTCACTTGAGGAATTTTATAAGCTCTATGATCTTCTGGCTTGCAGAAGGGAAGAGGTGGAGAAAATTGAAGTCGAAGAGAAAAAAGTAGAAGAAGCATTTCCTCTAGGACCTCCTTGTTTAAATCAATTAGCCAAGGAAGGTTTTGGAGAAGGTGCAAGAAACAATGCTTTATTTAATATTGCCGTTTATTATAAACAAGCAAACCCAGATTCCTGGGAAGATGAATTAGTAAAAGCAAATCAAAAATTTATGGAACCACCACTAAATAATAGTGAGGTTCAACAATTAATTAAATCAGTAAGTAGAAAAGGTTATGACAAATATAGATGTAAAGATGCACCAATCAATGCCGTCTGTCAATCTAGGTTGTGTAGAACTAAACGATTCGGTGTAGGTTATGGCGAAGAACAAATGCCACTATTAGGTAACCTAACAAAGTACACTTCTACTCCACCCCAATGGTTTTTAGATGTTGGTGAATCGCGGATCGAATTAAAAACAGAACAACTTTATAGCTCTACATTATTTGCGTTAGCATGTTTAGATCAAGCTAACCTGGTGGTACCAGTACCAAAACCAAAAGATTGGAAAGAACTATTTTTAAAACCTTTAATGAATAATCTACAAGAAGTAGAACCTTTAGAATCTCTAGATCCAACAAATGAATTAACTTCTTTATTACAAGATTGGACAACAAATAGACAATCAGCAAGAACAATGGATGATATATTTAATAAACTTCCCTACACAGATGACAATAGAGACTACACTTATTTTAGAATGGAAGACTTTTATAATTTTTGTAAACGAAATCATTGGGAGATGGATAAAGTTAAAACAGGAAATTTATTAAAAAGATTAGAAGATATATTTGTAGAAGAAGAAAGAGTTAGAGTTAAAAATCAACAACCTAGATTAATTAAAATTAAAGCAATGAAAAAAATTGAAGCAAGTGTTTCTGCAATTAAATACCAAGAAGAGGATTTTTGATAAACCCTTGGTCTGAAGAAGCTAGAAAAAGAGCTAGAAAAAAATGGAGAAAAAGTCCTAAAGGCAGAGCTTGGGATAAAGCTTACTCTCAAAGACCTGAAGTTAAAGCGAGAAGGCATGAAGAATATATTAAACGATTAATTAAACAAGCACATGAAGACAATAATACTAGGACCACCGGGGACAGGTAAGACTACCACTTTATTAAATTTAGTAGATGAATTTATTAAAGATGGAGTAAGACCTAAACAAATTGGATACTTTTCTTTTACAAAGAAAGCAGCAACCGAAGCAGCCACTAGAGCTGCGGATAAATTTGGATTAGATATAGAAAATGATTTAACTTTTTTTAGAACTTTACATTCTTATGCTTTTAATCAATTAGGAGTTACTAAAGAAAAGATGATGGGATTACTAGAATATAAAGAGTTTGGTATTAAATGTGGTATTCCAATTAAGACAGCTAAATTTTCTACTGATGATGGAACATTTAATTCTGATAACGAATATCTAACTATTATTAATACAGCTAGAGTGAAGAGAATGGATCTATTGGAGTATTATGATTCAAGACAAAACATTTTAGATATAGAAAGAAACACATTATTTTTATTAGCAGAAGAATTAGAAAAATTTAAAAAAGAAAAAGGATTAAAAGATTTTACAGATTTATTAGAAGATTTTTTAGAAAAAGAAACAACTAAAAAATTTGAAGTTTTGTTTATAGACGAGGCACAAGACTTATCTTTATTACAATGGGATATGGTAAAAAAAATTTGGGCAAACGCACAGAAAACTTATATTGCAGGTGATGATGATCAAGCTATTTTTAAATGGGCAGGTGCAGATGTAGACCATTTTATTGCATTGAAAGAAGAAGTAGATGATATTAAAACTTTAGATCAATCATATCGAATACCTGGAGGACCTATACATGAACTTTCTCAAAAAATTATAAATAAAATTCAAAACAGATTTGATAAATCTTACAAACCCAGAGATGAAATAGGAATTTTAAAAAGATATTCAGACATTACTCAGGTTAATATGTCGGAAGGTAATTGGTTAATACTTTCTTCTGCAAATCATTTTTTAGAAGATGCTAAAGATTTATGTGAGATTCAAGGATGGTATTATCAATACAGAGGAATAAATTCTGTACCATTAAAATTATTATTAGCTTTAAATAATTGGGAATCTTGGCGTAGAGGTGCTCATTTAAATCATTTAGAAATTAAAAATATTTATGAATATTTAGGATACTGGGTATTACCTGGGTTTAAAAAAGGTAAAACATTACATTCTGAAGAAAAATATACCCTTCAAAAATGCAAGGAAAATCACGGTTTATTGACTGATAAGGTATGGTTTGAGGCATTTGAAGGACTTGATCCAATCACTGAGACCTATATAAGAAACATGAGAGCGAATGGAGAAAAGATAAATAAGAATCCAAGAATTATAATGTCAACAATACACGGTGCGAAGGGAGGTGAAGCAGATAAAGTTTTATTAATGCAGGATTTAACCAATGCAGCGTTAGAAACTTTTAGTCATGATCCGGATGAATTACATCGATTATTTTATACCGGTGCGACGAGAGCGAAGCGTGAATTGCATGTATTAGATCCTAAAAATTTTGATAGAGCATATATATTATGAAATGTTTTTTTTGTAATGCAGAAGTAATATGGAACAATGATTTTGATATGGAAGATATCTATCCAGATTCAGATCATAATATTGTAAGTTATTATCAATGCAACGAATGTGATACGGAGTATGAAGTATTTCACGATAAAAAGAAGGAAAAAAATGAGTAAAGTTTGGGATAAACAAATTGGGGGAAAACATTACCAAAGTTTTAAAATTCAGCCAAGTAAATTTGTAGTTGAGAATGAGTTGCTTTTTCCAGAAGGTTGCGCTATAAAGTACATATGTCGTCATCGCTTTAAAGGAAAAAAAGAGGATTTGTTAAAAGCCATTCACTTTATAGAAATGATGATTGAACGGGATTACCCTAGTCCTGCTGAAAAAGAAAAAATTAAAACTAACTATTGGGGAATATTGAGGAGAGACAAGTGAGAACGATTCAACAACCTTTATTTACACCAGAAACTGAATGGGTAATGCCAGAAGAATTAAAAAATTTAAAAGGAGCTAAAGAAATTGCAATAGATTTAGAAACATATGATCCACATTTAAAAGAATTAGGATCAGGAAATGTTATAGGTAAAGGTCATATTGCAGGTGTGGCTGTCGCTGTAGAAGGTTGGTGTGGATATTATCCTATTCAACATGAACAAGGTGGCAATATGGATAGGACATTAGTTATGGACTGGCTTAAAGATTTATTTAAGCAAGACTATACTACCTTTATTTTTCATAATGCGATGTATGATGTCTGTTGGTTAAGAGCTGCAGGTATAGAAATTAAAGGAAAAATTGTTGATACAATGATTGCAGCCAGTTTAATTGATGAAAATAGATTATCTTATAGATTAGATATTTTAGCTAAACACTACGTAGGTTTAGGTAAAGATGAAAAAATTCTTAATGAAGCTGCCAAAGAATATGGAGTAGATCCTAAAAAAGATTTATGGAGATTACCTCCAATGTTTGTAGGTCAATATGCAGAAAGAGATGCAGAATCTACTTTAAAACTTTGGCAAACTTTGCATCGAAAAATGCATGATGAAGAATTAATGGATGTGTTTAAATTAGAAACAAAATTATTTCCATGTTTAATTGATATGAGATTTAAAGGTGTAAGAGTTGATTTAGAGAAAGCACAAACTATTAAAAACAATTTAATAGAAAGAGAAAACAAAATTCTTAAAAGAATAAAAGATTTAACTGATGTTGATGTAGAAATTATGGCAGCCCGATCAATTGCAAAAGCATTTGATAAATTAAAACTTCCCTATGATAGAACTGCAAAATCTCATGAACCTAGTTTTACAAAAAACTTTTTACAAAATCATCCTCATGAATTAGCACGATGTATTGCTGATGCTAGAGAAATAAATAAAGCTCACACAACTTTTATAGATTCAATAACTAAACATGCACACAATGGAAGAATTCATGCAGATATAAATCAAATTAGATCGGACCAAGGTGGAACAGTTACAGGAAGATTTTCAATGAGTAACCCAAACTTACAACAGATTCCTGCACGACATCCAGAACTTGGACCAATGATAAGATCTATTTTTATTCCTGAAGAAAAATGTAAATGGGGGTCATTTGACTACTCACAACAAGAACCTAGAATTTTAGTACATTACGCAAAACTGCAAAATTTACCTGGAGTTCAAGAAATTGTAGACGCATACAAGGCCGGAGACGCGGATTTCCACCAGGTCGTGGCTGATATGGCAGGCATAGAAAGAAAGCAAGCTAAGACAATTAATTTAGGTCTTATGTATGGAATGGGTAAAAATAAATTGATGGCAGAGCTAGGATTAATGAAAGAATCTGCTGAAAAATTAATTAAACAATACCACGCTAAAGCTCCTTTTGTAAAACAACTAATGGATAATGTGTCGCGTAAAGCTAATGACAGAGGAAAGATTAGAACTTTAGGAGGCCGAGCATGTCATTTTGATCTATGGCAGCCAGTTCAGTTTGGAGTATTTAAACCATTACCTTTAGAACAAGCAAGAAAAGAATATGATGAGCCTTTAAAGCGTGCATTTACGTACAAAGCTTTAAATAAATTAATACAAAGATCTGCTGCAGATATGACGAAAAAAAGTATGGTAGCTTTGTATGAAAATGGTATAATACCACACATTCAAATTCATGATGAAGTGGATATTTCAGTGGATTCGAATGAAAAAGCGGAGGAAATAGTTAAGATTATGGAAGAAGCTGTTGCATTACAGGTTCCAAATAAGGTAGACTATGAATCTGGTAATAACTGGGGAGAGATAAAATAGGAGGATACTTACTATGGAAATTATAAAAAATGTTATCGCCCAGGCTAATCATATTTGGACCGATCACAAAAAATGGGTTATTGGAGCAGCAGCTGTTGTTATTATAGCAATAGTAATCCTATAATTTATTCAAACTAATCATCATGGCGAAGTAAAATCCTGTAATAAGGGGATTTATGACTGATAAATTTTGTAAAAAATGTAATCATCTTTGTCACTGCGTTGAGGCAGATCACAGCGATTGTAAATGTGAAAACTGCGAGTGTAGTGGTAGAGAAGAAGATGCTACTTATGAAAGTGGTGGCGTTGTTATTGATGACACACAAGAATGTGAGTGGTGTCAATAATGGGTAGGACAAATGAATACCAGACAGAAACTTCGCCAGTTGATGGAAGTCAAAAGGATGCTGAAACGGCACCGGAGAAAAAAATATTTTGTGATATTTTTATGGATGGGATTGATTCTTTTGGCCTTATACGGGAGTCCAGTTAGATGATTGAAAAATTAATGACATTATTAGTTGGAATTTTGCTAGCTTTAGCTGGTTGGAGCCTGACTCGTACATTCGAGCTGTCTACTCAACAAGCAGTAGTCTTAGATAAAGTAGATAAACTTGAAAGACACGTAGAAAAATTACAAGATAAGATGGAAGTTATGTTAGATAAAGATGAAGAAATTATGCAACAACATAAAGACTTATTTAAAGCTTTAGAAAACAATCAACCATCAACAGGATATAGTTATAATTAATGGGTAAACCTTTAAAAATATCAGAAGAAGCAGCTGTACAGATGCCGATGAAAACGGTAGCCTCTTTGATCGCGATGGTCGCGATCGGGACCTGGGCTTACTTCGGTATCATTGAAACGCAAAATAAAATTTCAACAACATTAGAGTTAATGGAAAAAGACTTAACGGAGAATACAGAGTTTAGAATTAAGTGGCCTCGGGGGCAACTTGGAAGTTTGCCGGCTGATTCCGAACAATTTATGATGATCGAGGATCTTTACAAAACCACCGATAAGTTGAA